GCTTCTTGCCGTCTTCCGGCTTGTAAGCGACATTCAAATCCTTAAATGATTTCATTTTTTTGCCTGTTAATTTATTGAACAACATTATACAGTCGGCGTGTTTTGCCATTCCGTAGAAACTTGCTATCAAGACACGCCTCCTTTTTCTCGATTTAACCTCGTGCATTTTTCGGGCGAACTTCTGTTTGATGCGCTTGCGCAGCAGCACATGGTCGGGATAGATGACATATCCCAGGAAGTCAATGCCCTCGTCCACGGGGAACACACGCTCGTTGGCTTTCACCTTTAAGTCGATTTGTTCCACTTGCTCATGGACGGCATCACGAATCTCCCACAGTTCCGCTTTCGATTTACCGAGTACCACGCCGTCATCACAATAGCGGTAGAAATGACGCACGCCGTACCTGTCCTTCAGATAATGGTCTAAATACACAGACAACAACAGATTGCCCAAGCCCTGCGACGAGCGTAGCCCTATGCTGATACCTTGCGGTATGATGCGGACAAAGTTGTCAAGCATGGCTATGAGCTTCTTGTCTTTGAATACCCGATGCACACTGTACATAACGAAGTCCTGGTTGACACTCTCGTAGAACTTGGAGATGTCGAACTTGTAGCAGAACCTTGTGCCTTCCGGGTCTTCCTGCATATCACGGCGAATGTACTTCATCAAGTCGTGCATTCCCCTGTCCTTGATGCTTGCGGAGGTCGTTCTGATGAATCGCTTCTTCAGATGCTTATCCACCACCGACATGATGGCGTGGACAGCGATGCTGTTCTTCAGCTTCTTGAAGAATTGGATGTGCCGTAGTTTGCCGGCCTCTATAATATCTTTCTCCTCAATGTCCTTTGCGGTCACATGGAATGTGCCAGAAGCAATACGTTCAGAGAGTTCCTTGATGACCTCCTCACGATGCGCGATCAGGTAGCGTCCTTGTCGGCTTTTCTTCCGTTTGGTGCCACTGAGAACCTGGTCGAATGATTCCGCCATGTTGGAATATTCGACTACCTCCTCTATGATATGACCTTCTCTGCGCATAGCATCAGTTGTTTTTAATGATGGAAGATATGGGCCTTCCTTTCCCCGGGCCAGACTTCTTCGAACTGTTGCCAGCCTACCAAACCCTATTGCCCGACACGTGATTTTTCAGCTTTCCAAAACATTCCAATATTTGAAACATTGGAAAGTATTGCTTTTGCTGTGGCTTGCCACCCTCGGCACCACATCGGGGACACGTCCCCATCGTTGTACGCCGATTGTTGTTGGTGAGACGCGAGCCGACATTCGTATTCGCATTCGACGCATCGTTATTCGCATTCGCATTCGACACACCGCCATTCGCGTTCGCGTTGTTGTACCCGCGATAGACCACACGGCCTATTGGGTGGCTCTACCGACTGCAAAGTTACTGAATATCTGTGCAAAACGTGATAAAATTGTTCGTTGTTACGAGTTTTGGAATGAAACGTTATAACTTTGCATCTAAAAAAGATGACAGTACTACATGATACAGGAGAAGGCTGGAATGGCTTTGTTCGAGAGCTGATTGAAGCCAAAGAGAGAGTGGAGCTTCAGCACGAATCACTAATACGCCATCAGTCAGGCATAGCCGCAACTTTAATAGGCATAATTGCTGTTTTTGGCGATATGTCACAAGGGAGTATGCTTCTTCGCTGCCTGACAGTAGCGAGTGTGTTATTTCTGTTGCTGACTGTCCTTGCTGGTGTGTTGTATTGCTTTTTGCAGTACAGACTAAAGTTGAAAGCACTGTCAAATTGCTTACGGCAATATCAAGAAGGCTCTTTTGGGGTTGTGGGGCAGGTTCCCTCACCAACCGCTTCATGGCTTGCCAAAGTCTTCCCATGGTTGTTGTGCGTGGGAATACTACTTCTATCGGCAAGCGCAGTGTGTGCTCTACTGGGGCGTTGAGAGCCTCTCTAATTTTCTCGTCTTGTATTTTTTCTTCCATATCTTGATGTGTTTTGGAAAAATGTTATTACCTTTGCATCGGATCATTCCTCGTAAGAGGATTGGACCCCACATTCAGGCAGTCTTGATTATTTCAAGTCTGCCTGTCTTACTTTAAAGCCTTTAGCTGTAATTTCGTCGTAAGTGTAGGTTTTGTCCATTCCATCAATGACCACCATTACAGTTTTTAGATTTGTTCTTCTTACTCTGTCGTGTAAAGCACTGCTCAACTCGTCTAACGAAATACCAGAATCAACAAACAAAACCAAGTCGTCCGCCTGTTTCGCCCCTTTTCTAATAAGGTTGTCGATAGAACTTTTTGTTGGCTTTGCATTGACTTTATATTCTTGTTCTATTCCCAATGTCTTGTTGTAACTATCAGCAGAAGTTTCGTTCTGTGGGTTCGCTATAAGGTCAATCTCGTAGCCGTGCTTTTCCGCAAGATACCTACCCACTCTCACGTTCTCTTTCTTTTCGGTTCTTCCATGTTTTGAGCTTACTCGTAATTTACCGTTTGATGTTTCGCACTCAGTGAATGTTTCTGGTGTTTCTTCTTTGACTTTAGCCCAACATGAATGTATGAGTTTGCACGCAGCGCACAACTCATTTTCTGGAATAAACTTTGCCAACTTGATTTTGCCCTTTGCGATGTCGCAGTCCCGGCATCGCCGAATGGTGTAGGGATTGTAGTCGGGCACCGTCTTGTCCTCCTTGCCGGGGTTGAAATGGAAGATGCCTTTCGTATCACGCTGCAGAGCCTCCTCGCCAAGTGCCATAGCCTCGTCGTGTGGCGTGGCAGGATATTTTGACCTGCGCACCTGTACCACGGTACAACGGCAGTTCCAGCCATTAGGAGGATAGTATTCTTCCCAAAATGGGTCGGAAGGCGGAAGCGTTACGCCATTGAGCGCAGCGTGTTCCGGACGCACCTTGCCGTCGCCAGCCGTGCGGTACTGAAGGTTGTAGCGGTTGCCGTCCTCCGAGAACCGTTCCCACTTGGCAGCCATCTCCGCAGACGACTGCACGAAGTTGTACTCCGCACGGAGGTAGTTGGAGTTGTAGGTGTTGTCTATCTTCCGAACATCATTCAAAAAGGCTTCGAACGTCTTTCTATTGCCGTTAGAATCCAGCAAGGACGGGAACGCCTCGTTGAGCTCGTGGAACGTTTTCATGCCGGAGAAGATATAGTCAGACCGTTGGAGGCGCTTGCGCATGGCATCAGACATCTCCACTTGTTTGAAAGTAGAATCCAAAGCACCAGCATGGGCATTGATGAACTCCTGAACTTTCGGTTCTGCCAGCACCTCGATGCGGAACTCCGACCCTTTCTGAGAATAGAGCGTGCGCATCATGCCGTCGAACAGCCCAGAGAGTTGCTTGCGTATCTGCTCCTGCTCCTTAGACAGCGACAATGTTTGTGGATCATCGCCTAACAGCTGGGCATAGCGTTGGTGCAGCCCCACATAATCGGTGGGGCTTAATCGAAAAAAGAGCCGTGTACGTTTTGCTGCTGCTTTTTCTTCTTGTCGCCCTTGTCATCGTCTTGTGGCTCATTGTTGCCCTCGTCGCCATCATCGTCACCGCCACCGGGTAGCATGGGTGTAGCGTTGCGCCGTTCCCCAACAGGCATGCTGTACTTCTCCGCAAAATATGTCGGGTCCACCTCGTAGCGGTCGGCAATCATGGTCTCGTATGCCACCTGCTGCTCCGGTGTGTAATCGACGGCATCATCCCATTTGAAGCGCAGTCCCTTTATCGGGAAGCCGTGCTTTATCATGCGTGGGATAAGCTGGTTGTTCACGATGTCGCGCAGCATGGTGCAGTCGCTTTCCACCAGGTTCTCGAACACCTCAAGGTGTGTTTCTGATTGTGAGAGGCTGCTGCCGTCCTCGATGGTCATCGTCTGCCCGATGATGAGCTTTGACAGTTCCGAGTTGGCGCGATCGATGCGTTTGTCATAGACATTGAAGGCATCGCCCTTGCCACTCTCCACAAATTCAATCTCCGTGTCCTGCCCTGCCACCATGTATTGGCTTGCTCCGGCACCCTTGAGCATCTGTTCAAGTCGTCCCATCTCCTTGGGGTCGCGTGAGGTGGTGCGTGCAATACGCATCGGCATACCGAAAATCTCGCCGAAGGAATCCCAGAATGCCAACATGTTTTTCTTCGGAATGGTCTGCGTGGCAGCCTTCAGATACAGGCCGAGATCGTCAGGCCGTCCGGCTTCAATGAGCCAGTCAGAGAATGGGGCTGAGTGGTAGTCGATGCCCGTAGTCCAGTCCTGCCCGAGCTGTTGAATCACACGGCCGTATTCCGGAATGACATGCTTCCGTGGAATGAGTTTCACATCCGTATAGCAAGGACATCCGTCGCCATCGGTGGTGAGGTCGCCAAGTTCGATGAGCGAGTGTCCCCAAAGATTGGCGGCAAGCGCATATTCGAGCAACTGCTTGAACCAAGCCTGGTCGAAATAGTGGTGTGCCTCCTCGTTCTCATTACCCTTTGCATCGACCAGTTTGAAGGACTTCGCCATGACGAATCCTACACGCTGGCGAACACAGCCCGATAGGTGAAGGTCAATATCCACATCGCGGTATATGTCGTAGAGACGTTGGCGGTTCGGGCTGTCCACATTTATAGCCATCTGCCAGGCGTTGCGCCAGTCGGCAATGTCCCTGCGTGTAAGCGCATCGGTGGTGCGTTGCAGTTCGATTACCATCTTCTTTATGCGCTTGCGGTCAGACGACTTCGCAAGGTTGAAGTCCCCGTTTGGCGTGTGCAGTATATTTTGACTGCCACCTCCGAACATACCGCTGAAAAAGTTCTTTATATCCATAGCGTTACCAGTTATGTCGTAATTGTTTCTGTGAACCGAATATGAGCAGGTCGCCAGTCGGTGTGCCGTCCTCGTCGGTGGCGAGCGGCAGGTCGGGTATGATTTTTCCGGCTTGCACGCCTTCCAGCCACTTTATGGCACGCTCGTAGCGCTCCTTGCGTATTTCGCTGCCCATCTTTTGGGGCATAGCGGCAATCATGTGATAGAGCGCAATGTCGGCGGTATACATTACCACCAAACGGTTGCGGTTTTCGCCTTCAGCCGAGAACACCGCTTCCGTGTCGTATTTTGGTCTGAGGTAGCCGGCAATCTCCTCGCAAGCCTCCAGTTCCGCATTGTCGCGTATCTCCTGCGATGCCTGCGACACGACCTTCAGCGCATTTTCGCCTATGACCACTCTGTAGTCCTCTTCCGTGATAAACATAGTAAGCCTCCTTCCTAATGCGTCACATAAATGGCACGACGCTCGATGTCGGCAACCTTTACACCCTTACGGAAGCGGTGCTTGGCAACCAGTTCGCGGATGGTGCGTTTCGGTACGACCTTCAGCGAGCCGTTCATGTAAATCACATAATACTTCATGCCAAGCAGCTTTGAGAGCTTGTTGGCTTTCTTGATGGCACGCTTGCACTGCCATCCCCAGATAATGTCCTTTATTACTTGTATCATTGTTACCAAATGTTTTTGGCGGTCGGTCTTTTGCCGAACACCGGTTTGAAACTTTCCTGTCTTGTATTGCGCTGGAGTATCCATATTGCGCCTTCATCAGCGTCAGGCGCATCGTCATGCACACGGCTGCCACGCTCCAACGCCAACGTCTGTTCTATGCCCACCTGCATATCGGGGTCTTCCTTCTTGCGCTCGTTGTACCAGACAAAGCCACGTTCCCAAAGAGGACTGACCGCCTCGATACGCTGGATTTTGTCTGGCTTCTTTCGCTTGTCGGGCATGATGGGCAGCTGGTAGCCACGCAGCTCACCTTCCACGGCAAACTCGTCCAAAATCACATCCTGCATGAAGTTCGCTTCCATGAAGAACTGAATAGCCACCGTGTCGCGTGTACGCTCGTAGAGGTCGTATAGCCATCGAACCATCTCGCTGACTGTCGCCTGGCGCACGAAACTGTCTATGAGATGCAGTTCCGAGCCAATCTTTCCCCAAACGCGGCTCGCCTTGTAGTCGTTGGAGGTTGTCGATTTGAACGACGGGTCGGTATAGCACACAATCATGTCGTACTTTTCGAGCTTTGGCAAACGCTTGTATCGAATCCAATCCGCACGGAAGATCGTACCATCCACGATAGGGTTGTGCATCATCTCCTTCTCCCAGGCACGATAGCCCACGAAGTCGCGGTAAGCCTGCGCCTCCTCTTTGGTCCATTTCTCTTTCCATACCGGTTCTCCGTTACGATCGACCGCTACGATTTTAGAAAGGAACACTCCCTTTGTACGTGAGAGATTGTAGAGCACAGAGTTCTTGCTGATGAGGTTGCCCACCATAATGAAGCGTCCACGACCCACATCAAGCGCACCAAAGAGAGCCTCCTTCACCCAATCGGTGAGGTCGTGTACGAGTTTATCATTCTTGCAAAGCTGATCGTCGTCAAGGTCATCAATGACGATGTAGTCAGGACGAGATTCACGGTCACGCAGACCACGAGGCGACTGTCCACGACCGCAGGCAAGGAACTTCACACCGCTCTTTGTCTTGAACTCGCCCTCCTGCCATCCGCCGTCGTTCTTCTGCTGTCCGAAGTCGGCAATGAGACGCTGGTTGTATTCCAGTTCCGCTTGAATATCTCCAAGCAGTCGGTCGGCATTGTCCTCCGACTTCCCGACAACCACCATAAAGTTGATAAGCCGCTTCGGTTGGAACATCAACCAGAGCGGCGTGAATACATCAAGGTGGGTCGATTTGGCGTGACCGCGTGGCCACATGAATACAGCCTTCAAGTCGGGCGTGTTTCGGACCTTGCGTGCAGCTTCGTTGTGGAACGGAGCGTTGTGAATGGTGCGTATGACCTCACCGGTCGTCTTGTCACGCAATTGCAGGAAGTGTGGAAAGTAATACTCGCAGAACGCTGCGTAGTTGTTGAGCAAGCGTTTGATACGCATGTCCCTTTCTACTGGCGTTTCGCTTTTCAGGAGTGACGTGTCCGTAATGGCTTGCACTTGCCGGCATCGCTCTTTCCACTCCTCGTATGCCTTTTTCTTTTCCGCTGCTGTTGCCATAGGCTGCCTCCACTATTTTATGCCCATCTGTTCTGTGATGTACATGTCCTGGTACTTGTTGATTACACGCATCAGTTCGGGAGTCACCTCTGGGTCTGTCTGCGAGCGGTACTCCAGCCACTTGGAGAACGCCATGAACACCTCGATGGCATCCACCACATTAGCCTTCTTGTCGAGCTTCTCAATGACCGACGAGAGTTTAGCCAGCTTGTCGCCAAGTCCTGCAATGAGTGCAGGGTCGTCAGAACCATTCACTTGTGTAATGAGTGTGTCGATGGTGAGCAACAGTTTGTTCACCAGTTCAGGGCGTGTGATGTTCTTGGCGGCACGAGCCTCTTTCCACCCCTCGGCTGAGCACCATTTGGATATGGTGACGCGCGACACGTCCACCTTCTCCGCAATCTCCTGCTGCTCCATGCCCGAAAGATAGAGCGTGCGTGCCAGCGATTTCTTTTTTTCAATATCTGCCTTTGTCATGTTGATAAGGTTTTTGTTCACATCAGGGCATACCACGCCCCGATTCCTTCTGCAAAAGTGCCACGATTTCGGTGGCTCTCCAAAAAAGTGTGCAATGGTTTCATAGAAGTGTGCAACCATTGCACACTTTTTTGGCGGACAGACAATTACCTCGTAATATTGCACTGCGAATCGGGCAATGCAGCCCAGAAAACGACAATGATATGAGTAAAGGAAAACGCGTAAGAATAACCAACGATAGCCTGAACAGCTACGGCACAAGAGTGCTGACAGCTGGCATGAACGTGGAGCAGTATCAGCGCAACCCCGTCCTGCTGTATATGCACGAGCGTGGTAATGTGATAGGCTATGTGAAAGACCTGAAGGTGGAGGATGGTGAAGTGACCGGCGAATTGATGTTTGACGAAGCATCCGAACTATCCACACGCTGTAAGAAGCAGTATGAGTTCGGCAGTCTGAAGATGGTGAGCGCAGGGCTTGACATTCTGGAGACAAGTGAGGACCCCGAACTGCTTGTGCAGGGTCAGACCAGTCCTACCGTCACCAAGAGCAAACTGTTTGAGGTTAGCTTGGTGGACATTGGAGCCAATGATGATGCCATCGTGCTGCAGAAGGACGGCAAGAAGATTACTCTCGGCAAGGACAGCGAGTGTCCCTTGCCAATGTTGAACAATAATAATCAAAAACAAATGGAACAGAAACAGTATGCCCTGAAGTTGGGCTTGCCGGAAACGGCGACTGATGCGGAGATCACCGCCAAGCTCAACGAGCTGAATGCCGCTAAGCAAGAGAACGAGAGACTCCAGAAGGAGAAGGAGACCCTCACGCTTGCCAGTATCACTGCCGTTGTGGAGAAAGCAGTCGGCGAGAAGCGTATCGCCACAGACAAGAAGGACGAGTTCATCAACCTCGGCAAGGAAATTGGCCAGGAGAAGTTGGAGCGCATCATCTCTGCCATGTCTCCACAGATGAAGCTCAGTGCCGTTATCGGTCACCAGGGTGGAGCTCCAACCCAGCAGCCTGCCACATACAAGAAACTGAGCGATGTGCCGTCTGCTGAACTCCTTACACTCCGCAAAGAGCAGCCCGAGGAGTATAAGCGACTCTACAAGGAGGAGTACGGCATGGAGTGTGAACTTTAGTACAAACCAATAATACAAAAAGAATGAAAACAATTTTGACCATGATTACGGCTTTGCTGTTCAATGCGTTTACAGGAGCCGTGTTCGGTATGACTTTGGGCGTATCGCCCGTGGCAGGTGCAGTAGGTGCCAATGCCATCGCATTAGCCGTGAGCGGTGCAATGCCAGTGGGCGTGGCACGCGAGGGCGTGCTTAAGGAGATTTGGACTGGAGAGTTGGTTAAGTCCTTGCGTGAGTTTCTCGCAGGAACTTGGCTTGATGGAATCCCCGACAGTTCAAGCATCGTTGACAATGATGTGATTCACTTGGTGGAGGTTGGCGTTGACCCTGACGTGCTTGTCAACAACACCACCTACCCAATCCCCTTGCAGGCACTTGATGACAAGGACATCGCCATTAAGCTTGACAAGTTCCAGACCAAGGTGACCCCTATCACCGATGATGAGTTGTACGCCATCAGCTACGACAAGATTGCCCGAGTGAAGGATAGTCATTCAAACGCCATCAACGATGCCAAGTTCACCAAGGCAGCACATGCGCTCTGCGCCCAGAAGAATACAGCCAAGACCCCAGTGCTGACCACCACCGGCGAACGTGATGCTGCTACTGGTCGTCTCAAAATGACCGTCAAGGACCTGCTTGCGATGAAGGCAGCCCTCGACAAGTTGGGCGTTCCGACCACCAACCGTCGCCTCGTATTGTGTACCGACCATGTGAACGACCTCTTGGAGACCGATCAGCGTTTTAAGGAGCAGTACAACATCGACCGCAACACCGGCAAGGTGGGTAAGCTCTACGGCTTTGACATTTATGAATTTGCCAATACCCCTTATTACACATCCAATGGAGTGAAGAAGGCAGTCGGTGACAAGGGAGATACCGCAGGTGATTTCCACTGCTCATTTGCATTCTATACACAGCGTGTGTTCAAGGCTACTGGCTCCACCAAGATGTATTGGAGCCCTGCTGAGAACGACCCTGAGTACCAGCGCAACAAGGTGAACTTCCGCCACTACTTCATCTGCATGTTCAAGAAGGCAGATGCAGGTGTTGTAATGACCAGCGGATATAAAGCTGAAGCGTAATGGCGAGAATGAAGTATTTAGTCCTACACTGCACAGCCACCCCTGAAGGCCGTGAGGTAACCTCGAATGAGATACGCCACTGGCACACTGACCCAGTAAGCAAGGGTGGGCGTGGCTGGAAGCAGGTAGGCTATACCGACCTGATACACTTGGATGGCAAGGTGGAACGCCTTGTCGATAACAACGAAGATGCGGAGGTTGATCCGTGGGAAGTGACCAACGGTGCAAAGGGTTACAACAGTGTGAGCCGTCATGTGGTGTATGCCGGTGGCTGCACCAAGGATATGAAGCATCCCAAGGACACGCGCACCCCTGCGCAGATGAAGGCGATGACCGACTATGTGCGGAACTTCCATCAGCGTTTTCCGCAGATCAAGATTGTAGGTCATTGCGACCTTCCAGGCGTAAATAAAGCCTGCCCAGCCTTCGATGTAGCCAAGTGGCTCAAGTCAATAGGAATATACCAACAGTAAAAATATGGATGGCATGAATATCAGCGAAGTCCTGAACATCCTCCTTGGCGGAGGTCTGGTGGCTACCATTGTTGCAATATGCACGCTGCGGGCTACCATAAGGAAAGCGAAAGCGGAATCGATGAAGGCGGAAGCCGATGCCGAGACGGTGCGTATGGACAACGCCGAGCATGCCACCCGTATCTTGGTAGAGAACATCGTGAAACCATTGAAGGAAGAACTCAATGAGACAAGAAGATACCTCGAAGCCTCGAAACGCGAGATGGCGCGTCTTCGGAAGGCTATCGACACTGCGAACAGTTGCAAGCATCATGATGATTGCCCTGTTCTTGTCGGGCTGCGCGACAAGCCGAAAAGCGAGCGTGGCAACGGAGGAAAGCGTGAAACAAGTATCCGCGGACACCCTCCAGAGCGAGGTGCGTCAGACATGGACGGAGACAGTACCACAGGAGGAAGCCAAGCTGGAAATACCTCTGGCGGAACTGACTAACCTGCCCGAAAAGGCAGAGTACCGAGCCAAGAACGGGCGAGCCAGCGCAACCGTGCAGAACAAAGGTGGCATCATCGTGGTGTATGCCACTTGCGACAGTCTGCAACGCCAGTGCGAGTACTATGAGCGCCAGATGGCGAGCTACAAGAAAGCATTGGAGCAGCAGAAGAATGAAGCCAAAACGGAAAAGGAACGCAGTTCCAATCCGTGGAAGATGCTTCTCATCGCCTTTATCGTCGGAGTGGCGACCGGCATAGTATTAACCATTACAACAAGAAAGATATGGCAAAAAGTGTTTTAGACGGAACCAATCTCATTCTGAGCGTCGGTGAAAAAGCGTTGGGCTTCTCCACTGGCTGTAAGGTGACAACCACAACGGAGACTGGTGAGCGCGTAACCAAGGAGGCAGCAAGCGGCAAGTGGAAAGAGAAGTTCGTGAAGAGTTTTTCCGAGAGCATTTCAGCCGAGGGCTGTGTCCTCACGGATGGCGACACCGAGACCCCGACCTACGATCAGTTGAAGGACATGCAACTCAATGGTGAACCCATAGACGGACGTTACAGTCTGCGCGATGGCGACCAGCGTACCGGCAAGACAACCGGTGGCTACAAGGGCAAGTACATCATCACCTCGCTGGAACTTGACGCACAGGCCGGTGACGATGCCAAATACAGCCTCCAGTTGGAAAACTGCGGCAAGGTTGAGAAAGTGGCCAATGGCCTTAGTGAAGCATCAAATCCGGAATAAGCTATGATAAAGATAACGTTGAAGGGGAAAGAATATCCCTGTGGCTTTGTCATGGGAGCGTTTCTCATGTTCAAGCGAGAGACGGGCAAGGATGTGAGCCAAATCAAGCAGGACGACCTTGAAGAACTGCTGATGCTGATGTGGTGCTGCGTGAAGTGCGCAAGCCAGGCGGAAGGCACCGAGTTCCCTCTGGACTTCGAGACTTTCTGCAACAGCATTACACCAGACGTTCTCAATGATTGGAATGAGCAGGTGAGGCAGTCGGCTGAAAAAAAAAGGATGGGGAAAGTGTAGAAGACCCCGACATCGAACAGTTGCTCGGTATAGCGATAGGGTGCATTGGAATGAGTATGGATGACTTTTGCCGATGCACCCCTTCTGAGTTCTATGCAGCATGGAAAGCATGGAATGAGATGCAGCAAAGCCGTGATCGTGGCGAATGGGAACGTCTGCGCATGCAGTGCCTTTGCACGTTGCAGCCTTATTCAAAGAAAACGCTCGATGCCTCCGACATTATGTCATTTCCATGGGAGACGGAGCAGAAGTCGGAAAATGAAGTGAAGATGGACAAAGAAGACACCCTACGCAGATACAGGGAAGCAAAGGCGGCGGCAGGGTTGAAATAAACAATTATTTGCCTTTGAAGAATTTAATCAGGGCCGCGATTTTGGTAACGACATATAAGAATATGGGTAAACAAGCCACAAGACAAATAGCCACCGTCAGCACCGATGCGAAAGGGTGCTGCACGATAAGGTCGTGTATGGGTTTCAAGTTTACGCTCATAAGTTGTTCAAAAATGTATCCGCCACAAAGGTAAACAATAAAAATGAGAATATGGCAAAAGAGGTCAGTTTTATAATAAAAATCAACGACAACGGCAGTGCGAAGCGTGTTACTGCCGATGCCGAAGAACTCGGTCGGGTCATAAGGAGCGTGCAGGACGAGAGCGAGCGGCTGAAGAGCGACATCCTCACATGGTCGCAGGCATCGCAAGCGATTGATGTACTCCAGGACTCCATCAGTGATCTGCAAAGTGTCATGGCAGACCTTACCGCAGCCTACCAGGTGCAACTCGTGGCAGAGACCCAGTTGGAGACCATCATGCGGCAACGTATGAACAGCACCAACGAAGATATACAGAGCATCAAGGAATTTTGCTCCGCCCAGCAGGAAATGGGCGTAATCGGCGACGAGGTGCAGTTGAGCGGTGCCCAGCAGATGGCCACGTTCCTGAAGGAGAAGCAAAGCCTTGACACACTTATCCCCGCCATGAACAACCTCATCGCCCAGCAGAATGGACTGAACGCCACCAATCAGGATGCCGTGAGCATCGGCAACATGATGGGTAAGGCGATGCAGGGACAGGTGGAAGTGCTGCAGCGTGTCGGCATCACCTTTGACGAGGCACAGAAACAGGTACTGCAGTTCGGTACGGAGAGTGAGCGTGCTGCCATGCTTGCCGAGGTCATTACGGCCAACGTTGGAAACATGAACGAGGAACTTGCCAAGACGGATGCCGGACGGCAGAAGCAACTGGAGAACACGTTGGGCGACATCAAGGAACAACTCGGCGGACTTGTGCAGGGGGCGATGCCGTTTGTTACCATAGCTGCGCAGACGATGATATGCGTTACAAGCGTCGGCAAGTTCGTAACCTCCCTGACAGCACTGAGTGCAGCTTTCTCCATATCTACAATCAAGGCAACGGCATTGGCCATACATGAGAAGATGGTGTCTATGGCGCAGAACATGTTGGCGGCAAGCGGATATACGGCAACGGCTGGCACGGCAGCCCTGACGGTGGCTGTAACGGCATTGTATGCAGCCTTGACCATGGGAATATCGGTTATAATCACTGGCATTATCACCCTGTTCAGTTCCATGGGCGACGAGGCGGAGGACGCTGCGCAGGACGTGGACATTCTGAAAGACAGTACTGACGCCTTCAGCAATGCTTCGTCCAATGCCAAGGCGGAAATCGACATGGAGGTAAGTTCGCTCGCCTCGCTTATCAACAGCCACAAGAATGCCACGAAGAAGGTGGACGAGTTGAACAAAAAGTACGGCGAGAGTTTCGGTTATCACCGTACCGCGGCGGAATGGTATGACACGCTCATCGCCAAGAGCAAGGTGTATTGCGAGCAGATAGGCTATGAGGCACAGGCGAAAGTATTGGCTTCCCAAATTGCTGCCAAGCAACTTGAAAAGGAAAGCAAGGAAAGTGAGCGTTATCAGCTCGGTCAGCAGTATTGGGACGGCAACGGCAACATACACTACAACTATGAGAACGCAGCTGGCGGAAAGGACTACTATGACCAACTTGGTGGGCAGATAAACAAACTCACTGGCGAAATCAGCATTTTGCAAAAGCAGTATGATTCCGCCATAGACCACATGGTGAGTGCCCAAAAGAAACTGGATGCGTCAAGGAAGTCTGTAGATTTGTCGCGCAAGGACTTGAAAGATGTTTCAGACCAAGATCTGACGGATAATATCACCCAACTTGAAAACGAGTTGAAGAACACCTCGCGCAGCAATGAGGCAGAGCGCACAAGGCTGAATAAAGAAATCGGCAGACTGAAGGCGGAGCAGAAAAAGCGAGAGGATAATGACAAGAAACAGCAAGGTATCAGCACAACTAAAACGACACCGAAGAAAACCACAACGACATCAAAGGTAACGGCGGACGATACTCCAATAACTGACCCGAAAACACTTGAAGATGTAGGCAAGAACATTTCCATTTATGAGGCTCGGCTGAAGAAGACGAACAAGGAGGACACCGAGAAGATAAAGCTTCTCACGGAACTCATCAACAAATACAAGGCACTTCAGAGAACCATACAGGAGGAGATAGACGCTGCCGACCACACGGTGTCGCTCGACACACTTGAAGGAATAGATGCCGAGATACAGTTCCAGCAACAGCTGCGACGCAAGACTTCAAAGGAGAACCTTGCACAGATAGACAAGGAGATAAAGCGTTTGAACGACCTTAAAACGGCATTCGAGGACAGTTCGCACGCAGCACTTGCCACAGACCAGATACATACCTACGAACAACTTGACAACGAGTTGGCCTTCTATCAAAAGAAACTGAAGACCGCTACCGCCACAGAGCGCATCGAGATACAGAAGCAAATCAAGGAACTGGAAAGGCTTCGTGGCAAATGGGACGATGTGCTTTCTGCAATGGATAAGCCGGCAGCCATCGGCAGTTTGAACTCGATGGAGGAACTTGACAAGGCCATTTCTTATTACAGCGAACGGCAACGTAAGGCTACGGGTGCGGAGGTGGAGAATATCCAGCGTACCATCAACGCCCTGCAAGCCAAACGTGATGCGATGAACCGTATGGTGGACTTGCCAACCATGCAGCAGGAAACAGCCGACCTTGGCGGAATGAGCGGAAAGAAACTGAGAATGGAACTGGAACTCATCGGCATTGAAGGCATCCAAGACAAAATAAGGTCGCTGCAGAAGATGCTCGATGATACCAAGAATCCGCTTGGCGATGAACAGCGTAAGGAAGTGACGAAACTTATTCAGACATGGGGCAACTATGAGAAAGTACTGAAGAAGAGCAGCGTCAAATTCAGCGATGCGTGGGCTGGAATAAAAGGTATTGGCGGTGGTGTCGAAGGCATTACCGAAGCGTTAAAAGGAAACGGCAACGCCTGGCAGACCATCACGGGCATAGTGGATGGAGCCATACAGATATACGAGGGTGTCAATAGTGTCATATCAATCATTGATGCCCTGACCGCTGCGACAGGTATTTCCAATACCGTAACCACGGCAAGCGGAGTGGCGGCCACCACCGCAGCTACGGCAAAGGTAGCGGCAGCCCCCGAAGAGGTGGCGGCATCCGTAGCGACGATGGCAGCAGTGAAGGCAGAGGCTATGGCATACCGTGAGTTGGCAGCCTCGGAGTTTATGGCGGCACACGCTTACATCCCGTTTGCAGGTGCCGGCATCGCAGCCGGATTTATCGGCATGATGCAGGGACTTGTGGCATCGGTGGCCGTTACCCCATTTGCCAACGGCGGTATCGTGTACGGACCGACCTTGGCGCTGATGGGCGAGTATGCCGGGGCAAAGAGCAACCCTGAGGTGATAGCACCGCTGAACAAACTGAAGTCGCTTATCGGCAATAATGGCAGCGGAGGTGGCGGTATCTATGAACTGAAGGTGAAAGGCCGCGACCTTGTGGCAGTGCTTGCCAACGAGACGAGAATAAACAGAAAGGGAACGAACATCAAAATATAAGGAGCATGTATCTACACGGACACTTTTACAACCAGAAGAACGAGCGCATCGAGGTGCATATTCTGACAAAGGGCGACCGCACAAAAGAGGTGGTCATCGGTGAGGATGGAGGCGAGTTGTCGTTCACGGATGATCCTGTGGAACTGACAAGCGAGGTGAATGACACCTTCGACCATCTGCTCTGCCAACAAGCCAAGGTACGGCTGCTGACAAGGAACTTTGTGCCCGACTTTTTCTGCGCCTCGTGCCTTGACGCTGTGGTGAACATCTACCGCGAGGACAAATGCCTCTTTGCCGGTTACATAGAACCGCAGTCATACTCGCAAGGCTATAACGAGGAATATGACGAGATAGAACTGAGCTGCATCGATGCGCTGATAGCCCTGCAATACTCGAAGTACCGCGACGTGGGTGCGCTGGGCGTGCTCTACAATGTGGTGAAGGCGGAGGCGGAACAGCGCACGTTCTTAGAGATGCTAAAGGAGATAATGGGTGGTGTGACGGCAGGTCTTGACATCGTGGGCGAAAACGCCGTGCGCTACCTGTATGACGGGAGCAAGGCGGTGGACGACCTGACGGGCAACCGCTACGCCATATTCGGGCAGCTGACCATCAACGAACTGCTGTTCCTTGGCGACGAGGAGGACGACGTGTGGCAGCAGGACGAGGTGCTGGAGGAGATGCTGAAGTACTTGAACCTCCACATCGTGCAGGATGGGTTCACGTTTTATCTGTTCTCCTGGGAGAGCGTGAAGGGCGACGAACGCATCTACTGGCGAGATTTGCTGACTGGCGCAAGCGTGACGACGGCCCGGCAAACAACGGACATCGTGACTGGTTTGGTGACAGACACGGATACGACGATAAGCGTAGGCGAGGTGTACAATAAAATTATGCTGACTGCCAAGGTGGAGAGTATGGAGAGTGTGATTGAGAGTCCGCTTGACAACGATCTTTTGAAAAGTCCCTTCAGCAACAAGCAGAAGTACATGACGGAATACAGCAGTGATGGTGAGGGTTCGAAAGCAATAAATGCCTTTGACGCAATGACTCACGGACAGGAAACCTCCTATAGTGGTGGTTGCGTAACTGACTGGTATGTGCAGATGATGAACAACAGTCAGTGGCTGTTCCCAAAGAGCGGGAGCGGTAACCTGATGGAGGAATACTGTAGTGAGGGGCGAAACCAACATATACTGCCGAACTGGTTGGCGAAGAACCAGGGTGCTGCCATCATGGCACTTGGTAAGGTGGAGAAGAAAACGGACGGAAAGGACAACTCCCCGACATCGAAAGTGGAAATGACGAACTACCTGGTAGTGAGTGTGAACGGCAACTGTGACGACAAGGAGGCAACTACCTATCCTAATACCAACTCGCTTAAGGCAGGCATACCGAGGGCAGTGTATAACGGTAGCATGACTGGTGGTGTTTTTTCGCCTACAGACGAGGGCACGACGAACTACATCGTGTTGAGCGGAAAACTGGTGCTGAACCCTGTGATGGCATTGACGGACACCTACGCGCAAATACACTACTCCTCGATGATATACGCATGGTGGCACAAGACCGTGCCGAGTCGTAATAATGATGACGGACGCTATTACACGCAGCAGTGGTGGGCGACGGAGACCCCGAATGTGGGGACTACCTGGGATATAATTACAGACCACGGCTTTGTTCCGTTTACGGATACCGGTCCTCAGTTGTATGAGTTCAAGTATAGTGCCATTGGAGACGGCAGCGACCATATATCAAAGGTTGGTGTGCTGGCATGTATGCTGATAATAGGGGATAAGTGTGTTGTGGAAAAAGGCACAGAAGGACAGGTGACGGACTTCGAGTGGCGGAAGTACAAAACGCTGGAGGAGTGTTCCAGTGAGGACGAATATTACCAGCAGTGTTTTACGATAGGCTTTGACCCGAAAATCGGTGACAAGATAGTTGGTACCAAGTTCGATTTGCAAAACAACGTGAACTATGAGCTCGGCATCGATGCAGAGGGTATAGCGATACCAATCAAAAAGGCAGATAAAGTGAGCGGTAGGGTTAAGTTTATGATCCTGGGACCAGTGAACGCATTGTGGGACGTGGTGACGAGACGGCACAAGACGTGGTTCAGACACACGAAATGGAACAGTACAACGATACCGCTGCTGGCGCATGTGAGTAGTATCATGGTGGAGCAGTTTGAAGTGAAGATATACAGCGACAACGGACTGGTGAACAACACTGGTGATAACGACCTCGTTTACATGAGCGACACAAAGGAGAGCTTTGTGAACGTGAAGGACGACATCGAAATGAAGATAAACTCAGCACTTACAGCTGCGGAGTGCCAGACGTTGGACGTGACGGACAGCGTGAAGATGAGCACCCCATTGAACACGCTGACGGGCGAGGGGCTGCTGACGATATACGACCACAACCGTGGCGAGAGCGCAAAGGCGGAGCAGTTGTATGTGGACTCCTACTACAAGGAGTGGCACGCGCCAAGGGTGGTGATGACGCAGAAGTTGACGGACACGGACGGCGGCATCGTGAGCCTGTTTGCCCACTACCGCCACCCGATGATGGGCAAGACCTTCTTCGTGCAGGGCATCAGCCGTAATCTGACGGAGGGATATGCAGAAATGACACTAAAGGAGATAGAGCAATGATAGACATCAAGGTAATAAAGAAGCCGAAGAACGAGGGCAGCACCTCGGCACTGCGGACCGGGGGCACAGCCTACGGTGGCATGGCGGTGAAGGAGGCTGCGCACGCAGCCAAGGCGGACATCGCAGAACTGGCGAAGGAAGCCACCCATGCCAAAGAGAGCGACCACACGTTAGCAGCTGACCATGCGAAAGAGGCCGACCACGCCACGGACGCTGACGAGGCGAAGCACGCACTGGAGGCAGACCACGCGAAGGAAGCCGACAATGCCGACCAATGGGACTACCGACAGTTTGACGACTGGCTGGACCAGCCTGTGAGGAAAAAGGACGGCGTGGCCTTCGGGAGCGTAACGTCGGACAGCATACGGAGCGCGGGGCAGTTTGTGGACGGACTGCTGGGCGCAGGGTTCCATCTGTGGAAAGGCGAGGACGGATGCACCTATCTGACGATAGATAAACTGACGGTGAGGCAGACGATGGCGGTGATGGAACTGCTGATCGAGAAGGTGCGGAGCGTTGGCGGCCAAATATGCGTGAGCGCGGCCAACGGCAAGATAAAGACAGTGGAGGAGCAGGGCGACTACTACCTCATCTGCTTTGAGCAGGAAAACATGTTCGTGGCGCACGACCTGGTACGCTGCCAGACGTTCACGGGCAAAGACATGCGGAGCTACTGGGTGGAGGTGGCGGACGTGACGGCGGACGGCATTGTGGTGGCGAAAGAGGAGTTTGACGGTGTGGAACCCAAGGAGGGCGACGAGTGCGTGCTGATGGGCAACACGACGAACACCGACCGCCAGAACATGGTGATCATATCCGCCACAGAGGACGGACAGCCGAGGGTGGACGTGATGGATGGTGTGAACGGCAAGACCTTTGACAACTGCCTACGGGCACGACTCGGCAACCTGGACGGCATCAAGGATGACAAGTTCCCGGCAGACCGCCAGCCGAATGGCAACGGTCTGTATGCGGACAACGCCTTTCTGAAAGGCACATTTGTACTGGAAACCGGCGAGGACGTGAAAACCCGCTTCGAGATAACGGAAGGGAAGGTGCAGAGCGCGATAGACAGCGTGCGGAATGACTTTCTGAGCGAGAAAGGCTACCTGAACAACCCCACGTTTGCGAGCGGACTGGAGAAATGGAACTCGGAGAACGAGACGGTGTTCTTCCTGGTGGGCAACAAGTGGGTGTGGACCAACGGCTCGGCACTCTCGAAGAAAGGCGACGGGGCAAGCGTCGTTACGGACATGGGGCGCAAGGTGGTACGCATTCGCAACAAGTACATCATGCAGAAACACGGCAACCTGCGCTTTGTGCCGACTTTCCCGACCAATGGCGAGGGACAGAAGGAGCCCCTGCCGGTGTACCTGAGTTTCTTCTACCGCTGCGCGAAGGGTGGCACGCTGAAGATAGGGTTCGAGAACGTGGACAAGACTGGGTTCGCTGACTTCGACAGCATGGAGGTTAGCGAGCAGATAGCGGCGACGGACGGCTATGTGCAGTACACATGCAGCGGAGCGTGGAACGGTACGGGCGACTTCAACTTGTCGTTTGACGGAGACATCTACTTGTATATGCTGGTGCTGAGCACTGACAAGATAGAAGCACTGACCTACAAGTACAAGACGCTGTTCGAGCAGTCAGAGCGACTGGTGAAAATTTCGGCAGCCGTATATGACAAGGACGAGCGGGCGCTGCAGGAAACAGGACTGATGATACAGCCCGAAGGCACGGGCATCTATATAAAGGACGTGAACGGCAAGCTGGCGCTGATAGGCGTAGGCGTGGAAGAAACGGATGCAGAAGGCAACAAGAAAACCGTGATAAAACTGACGGCGGACAACATAAAGTTGGAGGGACTGGTAACGGCAAACGGCTACTTCAAGGTAAAGGAGGACGGAAGCATCGAAGCCGTGAACGGCACGTTCCGTGGCAATGTATATGCCGAGGGTGGCACGATAGGCGGATTCAGTATTGGCAATAGGCATATCGGCGGTGCGGACGTAACCTACAACGATGACGGAACCATCGAGGTGAAGGACACGGAGAATGGTCTGTTCCTATATGATGACATGATAGGGTTCAACGACAAGGATCGGCAAGCCATCATCGGAACGTGGAACAGTTTGGGACAGCCTATGTTGTGCCGACTGGTGGACACGGCTACGGAATATGGGTTTGATGTGGGGCTGTTGCCGAAATACGGCATCGTGTTCAACATCGCCAACTCGGTGAGCGGAAACTTCGCCTTTGCCGGCAGAGGGTCGGGCGTGCTGAACGGAACGATGGACGGCTATGCATACAAAAAGATAACCCTTGACAAGGCGAACACGGTGTTTGTCGGCTATATGGATCTGCAGGCTGCGAACCGCTTCATCGTTAAGGCGACGCAAAGCTCTGCCGTTGTGGCACTACCCAAGATATGGCAAGTGAGGGACGGTTTGGCCATTGGAAAGGATACCCCATTCTGTATGAGAATAACTATCATCGCCGATATAGGGTCGAGCAACTACAAGGTGTGTGGACGCTATAGCCAGCAGGACAGCAAAAAGGAATATCCTTGGAACACCGAGGAACTGCCAGTGATGGTACATTGGGATGGCGGACACTACGAGACTCTGGATATGGGCAAGGGTGATACGCTTGAGCTGCTACTGGTGTATGACCCAGACAGCACCGAGACGCTGAACGGCTGGCCTACGAAATATACGGCAAGAATCATCAATAAACAATCATAACAAAAAAGATATGCGACTATGGCACTGACAGAAGAAGAGAAAAAGGAACTGGTCCAGGATGTGGTGAATCAGATAAAGACTGACAGCCAGAGTGTGGACG